AGAACTCTTACACGTCAGCGAAGGTTCTAGCGGTGCAGGTCGAAGTAGCGATGCAGATACGTTGTTCTTAGAAAATAACGGTAATGCTGGAATTACCATTGGATCTTCCACTACAGGAAGTGGCTCTGTGCGCTTTGCTGACAGTGGAGGCACTGGTCGAGGTGTTCTTCTTTACGACCATAGCTCAGATTTTATGAGTTTTCATTCCGCAGGCGGCGAACGCATGCGCATCACGTCAGCAGGGTTGGTCGGTATAAATTCCAATAGCCCAGCCGCAACACTGCATACCGTAGCCAACTCAGGAACTACAGCACTTCTAACAACGGGCGCATCAGGCAACAACATTGCGTCGTTTTATACTAGCGGCGGCTCACAGGCTTTGACGCTTGATAGCTCTGGCAACTTGCTGGTTGGTAAAACTGCGCCTAACAGTGCTCTTGCTGGCGTTCAAATATTGCCAGAAGGTGATGTAGGTATAACTAGAAATGGTAGCCACTCTTTATTGCTTAATAGGCTAACCTCTGACGGCGACATTGCACTCTTCCGCAAAGACGGCGCAACCGTAGGTAGTATTTCAAACCAAAACGCATATTTTTTTATATCTGGCGGTTCAGCAGGAGGCGTACACAGTGGTCTTAGGTTTATTGATCAACAATCATTTAGACCCTGCACAAGCGCAGGAGCCAATTTAGATAATGTTATTGCTTTAGGTAATTCTAGTGCGCGTTTTGACGACATATACGCCACTAACGGCACTATTCAAACCTCTGACCGCAACGAAAAGCAAGACATTGAAGCACTGTCCGACGCAGAACAACGTGTAGCCGTAGCAGCTAAAGGCTTACTGCGTAAGTTTAGATGGAAGTCTTCAGTAGCTGAAAAAGGTGACGAAGCTCGCACACACTTTGGAATCATTGCCCAAGACCTACAAGCTGCATTTGAAGCAGAAGGTTTAGACGCTGGTGACTACGCAATGTTTATAAATAGCACTTGGACAGACGAAGAAACTGGCGAAGAACGTAGCCGCATGGGTGTTCGTTATTCAGAACTATTAGCCTTCATCATCGCAGCAATTTAACAGGAGACAAACATGACAACTTGGACAATCTCAATTTTAGAACGTGAGTTATCAGATGGTGGCGTAGTAGTAGCGCACTGGCGAGCTACTGCGGTAGACGGTGACTTTTCAGCTTCATCCTACGGAACTTGTGGTTTCACGCCTGATCCTTCTAGCGCAGACTGGGTGGCTTACGACAGCATCACTGAAGAAATGGCTTTGGGTTGGTGCTGGGCTGAGTTAGACAAAGACGCGATTGAGGCATCACTTTCTGCTAACATAGAGGCTCAGAAAAACCCAACCCAAGCATCAGGTGTTCCGTGGTAGATCACGAAGCGGCAAAGACAGTGATGGATGGTGTCGCAGTTTCAGGCGGCATTGCGTCTTTAGCTGGGTGGCTTCCAGATGCGGCGGCTGGCATGACTATTTTGTGGTTAGCGTTAAGAATTTACGAATCAAGAACCGTACAAGGTTTAATCAAAGGAGAAGAAAATGGCGACGCTAAGGATTGACGAAAACGATTACGAGATTGATGAATTGCCTGAAGAAGTACAGGCAAAGGTTGCGCGAATGCAGGAAATCAACGCGCAGATCCGATCAATGAATCTTCAGCAGCAGGAATTGCAGACAGTCTTTCAGGCTTATGTTAATTCCATTAAAGAAGACTTAGAACCGGCGGGTGAACTAGTCGAATAAAGTAATGGTTAAAATGATGCTCTATGCTTGCAGAAATCTCAGCAGCGATTGCAGCAGTTCAAAGTGTGAATGCTGCAATACAAACTTTAAAGGAAGCAAAGGGTAACGGAAGCGATCTGTCTGGGGTTATAGGCCGTTGGGCGACTGCCACTGAAAAGGCCCAAGATGCTGAGAAGAAGGGCGCTGGCAAGATGAGTTATCAAGAGGCTCTGAAAATGGAGTCTATAACTCGCCAATTGAAGAATTTTGATCGACAGCTTCAAGACATTTGTCTAATGCAGGGTCAAGGCGACTTGTATGCCAGCATTAAGCGACGAATGGAAGAATCTAGGTTAGCGCATGAAAAAGAAGTCGCTAAGATTAGAATGCAAAGAAGGCAATTCCGCGAAAACATGAAGTTAATTGGTATCATTTTTGGCTGGGGCGCTACTTGTCTTGGAGTATTGATGTCAGCTTTGTATTTTTACACAAATTTTTAGGTAGAAATCATGGAAGCATGGGAAGTGATCGTAAGTGGTTGGCCGATTGCTGCTGGGATATTCATCTTGGTTTTAACGATTGGCAAGATTCTTAACAGGCTTGAAGTTTTAGAAAGTAAAATGGTAGAGGCTTGGAAAGCCATAAATGAATTGATAAGGAAGTAATGTACATTTTGATTATTGTAATCGGGAGCTGGGTAAGCCCTGATCGGATAGAGTTTGATACACTGAAAGAATGTGAAGTAGCAGCAGAAAAACTAAGATACGGCAAGATAGTAACGTCTTGTCAAATAGGAGATAAATATGCTGGAGTATCTGGAAATAGCGACAACCCTGGTAGCCCTTTGTAGCGCCATTTGTGCAGTAACCCCGACGGTAAAAGACGACACCATTATTGCTAAGGTGTACAAGGTGTTGGAAATTTTTGCGCTTAATATCGGGAAAGCCAAGCAGTGATAGACAAGCTCATAGGGCCGGTCACAGGGCTACTAGACAAGTTTATTGAGGATAAGGACCAGAAGGCTAGGCTTGCCCATGACCTAGCTACGATGGCCGATCAACATGCTCAGGAGCTTGCCAAGGGGCAGTTGGCTATCAATCTATCGGAGTCGAAGCACCAATCGCTGTTTATAAGCGGCTGGCGGCCCGCTCTGGGATGGGTGGCTGTGATGGGAATGGCTGGGAACTACATTACGATCCCTTTTACTAACTTTGTGTTAGCTTTATTGAAAATAGACATAACTATCCCTCTAATATCGCTGGAGACCATGATGCCGATTGTCATGGGGATGCTGGGGTTAGGTGGGCTTAGAACATTTGAAAAACACAAAGGTGTGCATAAGGATTAAGATGTTTAAGTATTTTACGTTAGAAGAATTTGCGTGTCAGGAGACTGGTGAAAATGGAATCAAAGAAGAGTTCGTCACGTCATTGGACGCATTACGCGCTGAATGTGGTTTTCCTTTTGTCATTACGAGCGGCTTTCGGTCTCCTAAGCATAGCATTGAAGCTAAAAAGCCTGGCGGCCCAGGACAGCATGCGACAGGCTGCGCTGCTGATATTGCTATTAGTAACGGGGCTGACCGTTTCATTATCGTTGCTAACGCTCTTAAGCTCGGATTCTCAGGTATTGGAATCGCCAAGACTTTTGTCCATGTAGACATACGACAGACAACGCCAGTTATTTGGACGTACTAAATAAAAGGCCCACCGAAGTGGGCCAGTACGCCGAGGGGCGCGGGGGAGAAGAGATTAGATTTTAACACAGTATCCCCTAAATACGATTATTAGTTTTGTTTACTTCTTCGCTTAAATAGTTTACGATGTAACTGTTTCAGCAAAGGAGAAGAAAATGGAACAGTCAGAAAACATCAACGAGCTGGCGACAGCACTTGCGAAAGCGCAGTCCGAGATTCGCAATCCAGGTAAAAACACCAAGAATACATTCTTCAAGAATGAGTACGCTGATCTAACGTCAGTCCTTGGTTGCATTCGCCCAGTAGCATCCGCAAATGGGCTATCATTCATCCAAGCAGTAGAGGCTAAGGCTGGGCATGTATGTGTCTCTAGTCAGATATCCCACGGTTCAGGCCAGTGGATTAAGCAGACTGCATCTCTAAAGATCTCAGAAGCATCTAAGAATCCTGTGCAGGACTTGGGTTCAATGGCAACTTATCTCAAACGCTATCAAGCGCAAAGCATGTGGGCAGTCTGTGCCGATGAAGACACTGATGCCCAAGATCTGACCCTTGGTATAGAAGACATCAGTGACGAGAAGGTAGCGCATCTTGACGCGATGTTGGATGCTACTCAGTCAAGCAAGTCTGCATTCCTCAAAGTCTACGGTGTAGAGAATCTCAAGAGTCTAACTGACTCGCAGTATGAGAAGGCCAAGAAGCAGCTTCAGCAAAAGAAAGCGAAGCAGGCTAAGAAATGAACACTAATAAAAATTATCCGGCTAAGTTAATTAATCCTATGACGAAAAAAAAGAAAGAAGGCAAGTCTGTTGTCAGTCTTAATTTTCATCAGGATGACGAGCCTACGAATCGTTTAGAGCGGAGAATCCTAAAAGCTATACAGAGGAAGCGCAAATGAAAATCCACAACGTAGAGCAAGGCTCTGAGGCGTGGTTTCAGCTACGGCTTGGAGTGCCAAGTGCTAGTAAGTTTAAAGATCTGCTAACGCCTACAGGCAAGCCTAGTGCTCGTTCTGAGCCTTACATGCATGAGCTGCTTGCAGAAAAAATGTCAGGCAAACGGTTTGAGACGTTTGAGACCTTTCATATGAGGCGAGGCATAGAGTTAGAGCCCGAAGCCGCCGATGTATTCAGTTTTCAGACCGATTTAATCTGCCGAGAGGTTGGGTTTGTGACCAACGATGAGGAGACTGTTGGTTGCTCACCTGATCGGTTGATTCAAGACTTGTCTGGACTAGAGATTAAATGCCCAGCGCATAACACTCATGTGAAGTATCTAATTGATTATCACAAGAATGGTGAAATGCCTGCTGAGTATTACGCTCAAGTACAGGGGACGATGTGGTTGATGGATCTGCCAGATTACTGGTTCATGTCATACCACCCTGATCTACCCAATCTCATCATGAAAGTACAACGTGATGAAAAATATATCGCTTCACTTTCAGCGGCGATAAATAAATTGCTGGAAGATATTGAAACTAACTTAACTCTGATAGGGAGAATATGATGGACTATGATAATCGTGGACGGGTGTCTATGTGGAAGAACGACAGGCCAAATGGCCCCACCATCTCAGGTAAGCTCGTTGCCCACCGTGACATTAAAGAGGGTGAGACCTTAGATATCGCTTTGTGGAAGCAAGAAGCTTCAGGCAACCAGCCGATCATGAAGGGTAAGGTCTCTGATGTTTACAATGCCAGCGCACCATCAACTGGAGTAGAAGACGATGACCTCCCGTTTTAATTTCGGTAAGTCACTAAGGTTGGCGCAAGTCAAGAAGGGAGTAAGCTCTACGGAGCTTGCTGCCCAACTTGGCATCACTAAACAGCAAGTCTCTCAGTGGAGGTATAGAGAAGACGCGAAGTTATCTCTGATAGACAAGATCTGCAAACAGCTTAAGATGCACCCGTTTGACTTTTTGGAGTTGACTGATGATCAAAAAACTTTGGGATGAGATTAAGGCTATTGTTGAAGACTTGATAGACGAGTTGAAACGGTGAACCCATATTTCATCAACGAGCCAGCAGTCATAAGTTTTAGTGGAGGCAGGACTTCTGCTTATATGCTGTATAAAGTATTGGAGGCTCACAACGGCAATCTTCCTGATTACGTTGTTGTAGCCTTTTCCAATACTGGCAAAGAAATGCCTCAGACCTTAGATTTTGTAGATAAATGCTCTAAGGAGTGGAGAGTTGATATTGTTTGGCTAGAGTTTATCAAAGAGAAGAAGGCTGGAGTTGTTGTTGATTATAATACAGCGTCAAGAAATGGTGAGCCTTTTTACAATCTAATATCTCAAAAAAAGTTTATACCTAACGACAGGATAAGAGCTTGTACGGAGCAACTCAAAGTAGTTCCTATTAACAAGTATATGGAATCGTTAGGGCATGAGGAATTTCTTACTGTTGTAGGTATTCGCGCTGATGAGCAAAGAAGGGTAGCCAAACAAAGAGCAAAAGAGAATTACGCTCTTCCTTTAGCTGATGCAGGAGTAACACTAAAAGACATTGATTCTTTTTGGTCTAATCATGATTTCCAACTCGCACTTCCTATGTCACAGAATGGAGAAAGTCCTTTATCAAACTGTGATTTATGTTTCTTTAAGAGTGTGTCTAGAAAGCTGTCAATTATAAGAGAGCAGCCGAATCTAGCAGATTGGTGGATTGAGCAAGAGGAGCGCATTGGTAATGTTTTTAGGAGGCAGCATCCTTCTTACAAAGAGCTAAAGTTAATAGCTTCTGATCAAGGCAACTTGTTTGAGTTTGATAATGACGAATCCATGTCATGTTTTTGTGGAGACTAATATGAACGGTCAATTCTGGCTAATACAAAATCGTCGGGACATTGACAACGTCCTGACGTTTTTCCGTAAGTCGTTGGAGGACTGGAACTACGAGCGGCCTGTGGCGTGGAAACTTGAAGCCTATTCCACGGTTAGATCACTGAGTCAGAATGCTCTATTCCACATGTGGATGGGTGAGATGTCTAAGCACTTCTCAGAGAAGGTGCCCGTCAGCCCTAGCGACATGAAGAAGCTTATGAAGAATGAGTTCCTCGGGACTGAAGATGTCGTTGTAGGTAATACGACAATACCCAATCAACTAAGATCTACTAAAGACTTAGGCAAAGGCGAGATGCATCAATTCATGGAGCAAGTTTTCCATTGGGGTATTGATCATGGTGTACAATTGACCAACCCCAAGAATAGCGAGTTCCAACGTGCCAGAAACGCTTCGGGCTAAATGTTTAAAGGCTTTCCAGTTGTTACGAAGGCTGGAAGAGGCAGACGATGATGGGATGTGCGAGTGCGTCACCTGTGGCGAGGTTCGTCACTATACTACGGTTCATGGTGGTCACTTCCTGCCGAAGGGCAAATCCAGTTTTTATGCGTTTGATTCCAACAATGTCTGGCCTCAATGCCCAGGCTGTAATCTGTACGGGATGAAACATGGCTCCGCGGCACAGGTATATACGATGTTCATGATACGAAATTTCGGAAAAAATCATGTTGATCATATGCTTGCAAATCAAATGACAACATTTAAGCTTTACGCTAAGGATTACCGAGAAATGCTGTCAGATTTCAATGCCAGAATTAGGAAAGAAAAGAAAAGGATTGGTGTGCTTTGAGTGTGGCTGTCAGGCTGATCACGCTCATCACGTTGTCCCCAGAACTTTGGGGGGGACTCAAACAGTAAACCTGTGTGCGCCTTGCCATGCGAAGGTTCATTCTCCGCATCTTCTTAGAACGTCAGAGTTAACCAAAGCGGCATTGCAAAAAAGACGCGAACAAGGCCTGAGCACTGGCGGTATACTGCCGTTTGGCTACACTCGGAAAGATGGGAGGATCAGCAAGAATCTTGGGGAGCAGAAGATAATCAAACAAATGCTGAAGATGCGTGATGAAGGGATGATGCCTATGCAGATTGCTAATCATTTTGCATCTCTCGGAGTAAAGAATCGGTCTGGAAATCCAATGAATAGTAAAGGCGTTCAGAAAATATTTAAAAGGTATAATAAGAATGAAAAAAGATCCGACTCCTGAAGAGTGGAATCAAACAAAATGGCTCAACGTAGACGAACCTCCGCACTACAACGTGGGAGAGATTGAGTGTATAGATTACATCAAGCAGCAGCTAGGCGATCAGTTCGGGGCTTACTTGCTGGGTAACTGTATCAAGTACCTACACAGGCATAAGTACAAGGGAGCGCCTTCGGAAGACCTTAGGAAGGCTCAATGGTATTTGAACAGGTTGATAGAGGAAAGTAAGTAGAGTAGTATTTGTGTGTCGGCGGGATTAGCAGTCCCTGAAGGCCGATTTGAGTTAGGTGTGATTAGAACCGAGCGCAAACCGACACGGTTCAAATTGTCTCATAACGTCTTATGACCTTCAACTGCTTTTCGCCGATGGAAAGTGGGGCTTAATCGTGCCTCCAATCCAGATAGCGATAATTCGTAAACATGTTGTAGGTCTGACGGCTTGACCCGATTTACGTCCCAGAAGCAGAGACCCAAGTGGGTTGATTAGGGTAGCGCCTAGTCAGGAACGCGAAAGCACATGAGTACCGCATCGCAAGATGTTATCTCGCAAAACCTAACGGATTTAACGTATCCCACGGTTGAGATATGCAAAAGGGAAAAAGCCGAGGTGTGCCCAAGGAGAAGTGAATGCACAAAGAGAACACCGAAGACTTCAAGGCTAGATGGAAAGGCAGTCACGCAGTTGTAGAGATGGTTGCGATGATGTTACTGCGAAGAGGTTTTTGGGTGCAGATACTCCCGCAAGAGTTAACACCGAGTTTTGAAGAGAGGCACAAATACTCAGACAGCGGTGACCTGAAAATTTTCGGGTTTGGTGAGGAGTTGATCTGCGAGGTTAAGGGGTCAGGTTACGAGTTCAAAGACGGCAAGCATCCCTACGAGACAGCATTCATTTGTAACCAGTGGAGCTTTGACAAGTCTGATCCTAAGCCCAGCTACTATTTTATAGTAGATAAAGCGCGAGAGAACGTCGCTATCTTCAATGTACGCAAGCATGCATCTGAGATGCAGCTAGTCCAGGTGACTGACAAGAAACGCCCTAAGCATGAAACCTACTACGCCTATGCGGTCAATTCCAAACTCTTTAACTATCGTAAATTAAGTTAACTAATCAGTTGACCTGGGGGATCAAGTGTGCGATATTTAAATCCGGCCAGAACTTTCTAATGTGTTAAAGCCCGGCCAAACGGGGAAGTATAACTGACATCGGGTGGGTGCGAGGCCCACAACCATTAACAAGGAGAAGAGCATGGGAGAAGTAGTTAGGTTACGCAATCCAGGTATGGATAAGATGAACGAAACATTTCGGTCTCACTGGGATGCGTGTTCAGAATTGTTAGACCACAAAGACTTGGACCATTGGATGGTGGTTGCAAATAACTTTCACATGGCGACTGAGATGATGTGCCGAGTCGGAGAGTTAGAAGGTTTGCAGCCTGACGAGTTCAGAGAGTTCATCCACAATACGATTGATATGCATTTCGACAATGCTTAGACCGCATCAAAAGAGAGCGATAGAGATGCTTCGGCAATCTATCCGAAAGGGAAATAACAGGGCAGTCCTAGCGGCTCCCTGTTCATTCGGTAAGACAAGGGTAGCGACTGAGATCCTCAAGTCAGTTGTAGCCAACGGGAAGAGAGGAATATTTATTTGTGATCGGATCAAGTTAGTTGATCAGGCGTTACAAGAGTTTGACCGCGCAGGGATAAAGTGCGGTGTCATGCAAGGCGAGCATTACAGAACAGATCCCAATGCGCCCGTCCAGATAGCATCTATTCAGACACTAGCAAGGAAGCGATATCAGCCACTATTTAATGTTGCGATTGTTGATGAGTGCCATACCCATTACAAGGCCTTAACCGAGTTGATGGAGAAGAACAGCAAGGTGATCTTCATTGGGTTGTCGGCAACGCCATATTCAAAAGGACTGGGTAAACATTACAGTGATTTAATCGTGCCAATTACCACTAAGCAACTGTTAGATCAGGATTATTTATGTCCAGTGCGTTACTTCGGCGGTAGAACTGTTGACCTTAAAGGTGTCAAGACTAAACGTCTCTCTACGGGTGGCGTAGACTATGATCCTAAGAGTTTGTCAGATGCGATAGACAAGGATGAAAAGTTAGCTGGAGACATCATTGAAAATTTCAAGAGGTTCGGGAAAGGACAAACTATTGCGTTTTCGCCGTCAATCAAACATTCAAAGAAACTGGTGGAAATGTTCACGGCAGAGGGAATCTCGGCAGAGCACATTGACGGATACATGGACGAAGAAGAGCGACAAATGCTCTTCGCATCGCACGACGCAGGAGACTTCCAAATCCTGAGCTGTAGTCGGTTGCTTAACACCGGCTATGATGCACCTCAAGTCCAAACGCTGATAGACTGTTTCAGTACAAAGAGTCTGATATCGTTTATTCAACGCGCAGGCAGAATCGCTCGCCTGCATCCCAACAAGGTGGAGTCAATCTATCTTGACCATGCTGGCAACGTCACTCGCCACGGATTCCCTGAAGACATCGTCCCTGATCTGCTAGACACTGGCGAGACCAAGTACAACGAGCGGGAGCTGACCAAAGAAAAAAAAGATTCAGAGTTGGCTGTTTGCCCACAATGTTACCAGCATTATATTGTAAAATGTGCGTGTGGTTATGAGCGCCCAGTGCGCGAGATACTCAAGTCTGACGATCAGATCCTCAAGGAACTGAAGAAGGCTAACCGCGAGACTACCAAAGAAGACAAAGCAAGGTGGCTCGGGGAGTTTCAGTTCTACGCCAAGAAGAAAGGATATAAAGCTGGATGGGCGAGCTGGGCTTACAAGAGTAAGTTCGGAGTCTGGCCTAACGCTATCACAGCCCAACCAACGATTCATATCTCTGACGAGACAAAGAATTACGTTAAGCATTTGCACATTAGGAGAGTAAAGAGTGTTATCTGATATTTTGCCTAAGTTAGATAAGGTAAGGCAGAGAGGGGATAAGTATTGGGCATGTTGTCCTGTCCATGATGACAAGAACCCCTCAATGACGTTAACAGAGGAAGATGGCAAGGTGTTGATACATTGTTTTAGTTGTCAGGCTAATGGGCAAGAAGTTGTAGAGAAATTAGGATTACCGGCCAGTGTGCTGTTCCGCGATAAGAAGCGTGGATCAATACCGGCCAAAGTCATAGAGAAAGCAAAGGAGGATGTCTGGTTTATTGAAGTGTACGAAAGTGAACAGAAGAAGGGGGCAAGGATTACCTACAACGACTGGAAGAGATATAAGCTCGCAAAGGAGCGCGTAAAACTTCTGGCGTAAAGGCTATTCCACGGCTATCCCACGGATAATTGGAGAAGATGATGCAGCCTACAAGAACTGATTTGTTGTTAGCATGGATGACGCTGGTCAAGGTTATGGATTATTACGGTCCTGACGATGTGGATGATTTCCACAAACAAGTGATCCCCGATGTTTTGGATTTGTTGGATAAGTTGCAGAAGGAGGAGAAATGAAGATATTGATGTATAAGTTTACGCACCCAGAAGACGGCGCAGAGTATGGGGGTATTTGTCGCAGCCTACGCCATGCAGAGACCATCGCAAAAGAGACTACAGGTGTGCATGGTGTTGCCTGGGTTCACAAGATTCAGTTCAAGTACAAGACCATAAAGTTTGAACCGAAGGTCAACGGTATCCTTGCCAGCCTTTACGAGGCTATGGAATTTGCTCATGATGTCCATGAACTGGTGCCTATGGTAAGATCTACTAATGGAAAAAGTAGTCCAAATGACCTTAAACGAGGTGGAGCAGGCCTTTAGAGATCTAGCCAACGAGGCTAGGTCTGGCAAAGTCACCTATTTTTATTGTCTAACGCAAAGAGAGCACGAGGACTATGTGGAATGGCAACCAATTGTTGCTGGCACAAAGTCCTACGACTCTCAGCATCTTCTCGCAGAGATCGGTCATTACTACGTTGTCACTCAAGCAGTCTTTGAGGAGATCTGCGAATTAGCAGAGGAAGAAGATGAAAGTATTGATTGAGGCGCATGGCCTAGAAAAGCTTCTTGGTCCTATGTTGAAACAAGCCCCGTTCGTTGCTCAGAAAGCAATCAACGATACTCTGTTTGATGCCCGCAAAGACCAATTACGTCAGATGAAGACGCACATAGACGGCGGTCCTACGTCATGGACCAAGCGCGGTCTGAGATACGATAAAGCCAAGAAGAACTTCTTGCAGGGTACGTTGTACTTCCACGCTAACAGGCCTTATATGAAAACAATCATACAAGGTGGCACTGTCAGGCCAAAGAAGGAAAAGTTGATTGCGCCTGTCAAAGGTAAGGTGCGCTTAAACAAGTATGGCAACCTCACAAAGAACAAGGTTAAGTCACTAGCCAATAAGCCGAATTACTTCATGGGCAAGCCTGGAGGATCTCGGGATGATTCCAAGTATGGCTTATACAAGATCAAGGGTAGAGGCAAGAACAAGAAGATTGAGAGAATTATCTACGCTAACCTGAAGTCTAGAAAGCAGAGACAGACCTACCGCGGCCCAGATTACGCTCAACGGTTTATGACTAAGCGATTGCAATTCAACATCATGCGAGCAGCGCAGAGAGCAATAGATACCGCCAGGTATTAACTATCCCACGGTATGAAAATCGCTATTGATTATGATGACACCTATACCTTAGATCCTGAGGGATGGGAGTTATTTATCTGTCTAATGCAGGGGCGCGGTCATGAGGTTGTCTGCATCACCAAACGGTACAAGACATTATTGCAGGAGGTAATAGATACGGTTAGCGTTCCTGTGATTGGAGCTTCTAGGTCTAAGATGGAAGCTGCTAGGATGTCAGGACATAAAGTTGATGTATGGATTGATGACAAACCGGAAACCATAACCCCCCAAAAAAAAATAAGATAACTATCCCACGGTTATTTTCACGGCTATCCCACGGTAAGTATTTACTATCCCACGGCTATCCCATGGCTATCCCATGGCTATCCCACGGTTACCTGTGTGAATACATAGGCCAATCTCAAATAAAATCAAAACCCCCTACTGTATAAACGTACAGTTGTATAGGCAACCAGTGGTTTTTTATACAGTGGAATTTTTCATGGGTTGCCGATTGCGGTATGAATTTGACTCAACCTGTCAACGCGGCCTGATTTGACCCGCCAACATCGGCAAAAATAGCCGCATAAAAGAACAATAAAAAAAGTTAACAAATCGCTTGACCTTGGATATCGGCGCATGCGAGGATCGTTTCCAGTGTTAAGCAATTAATTAACTAAGTGAGGAAATAAATATGTACGCATTAGCTGGAATCGTCGCAATTGCGACACTAATCTTGGAAGTCTTAACCTACGGCATACCATCAAATGTCATCTATCAGGCGATATTGGTTGTTAGTCTGTCTTTGTCAGTTTTACTGATTTTTCTCAATCCTTTGCTGAAATCATTGGGGGTTAAGTAATGCTTTACAAAGCAAGCGCCATTCTTTGCCAATTCGCCGCATTCGCCGGAATCAATTTAGCCTTTGCGTGGATATTTTATGTCTGCGCTTCATCGCTACCCGCAGCGACCGGCTTAGCCTTTGTTGTCGTTGCTTTACTAACTACAACGGCATTAGCGTTGATCGTCCAATGGTCACTAATTGGCTATGACGAAATTAAAAGAACAATAACGGGGGGATACTAATGCGCCGAATGATTAACAATTCGTTTTTTTGTCTTTGTTGGGTAATTGGCGCGGCTTTGTTGTTGACGATAGCCGCTAAGATTTGCTCGCACATTTTGGACCATGATCTTGCAACCGCAGTTGCTGCGGCTATGGGGTTAAAAGTATTGGTCCTTTTTATAGTTGCGAATGTGTTTTTAGTTCGCGCAGTTGAATCCTTTAAATAACTATCTCGGGAGGAGATAACAATGAAACTACTTGATACTAGCGGCAATAATACGAAGGTTAAAAAGACCAATGATTTTAGGTCCAAAAAGGTCGTTGATAAATTTGGAAACTATATACGCTTGGCAAGCCTAAGCATGCGACCCGATGACATTCTTTGTCCATCACGCCATTTAGCAGGATGCGCCGAGCCTTGTTTGGTCAGTGCGGGCATGGGGGCGTTTAGTAATGTTGAAGCGGGACGCCAAGCCAAAACCGATTTTTTCCACAATGACCGCGACGGGTTTCTTGATCAATTGAGACGCGAACTCGGCAATTTTGAGAAACTTTGTGCAAAGACTGACACCAAGCCGGTCGTGCGATTAAACACTATCAGCGATATTCAGTGGGAACGGTACGGCATCCCGCAGGCCTTCCCGAATATATTTTTCTATGATTATACCAAGGTCGCGAAGCGCATCGGCAAAACGCCTGATAACTATCGTTTGATGTTCTCTTACTCCGCAAAGGCCGAGTATCAGAATCAGGTCAAGATCGCATTGAAGCATGACGTACCGGTATCGGTTGTTTTTCGCGGTGAGATGCCCGAGACATTCCTTGGGCGCAAGGTCATCAACGGCGACGTTTCCGATTTGGAGAATCTGTTTAGCGGGAAAACTATTGTTGGCTTAACCGCCAAGGGTAAGGCCAAAAAGTCAGAATCTGATTTTGTGATAGATACCCGCATAATTGCGAGGGTAGCAGCATGAGCAACCACAAATTAAAGTTAGTTGTAGGACAACGCCCCCTAGTAGCATTAACCGGACGGTTCTTGATACCGCGCCGACAATTGCGCCAAGCGCTTAAGCTTTTCGGGTTTAAGGTGGTATCAAGCCCAAGATGGGGGTCTGTTCTCATTGTTGGCAAGGATGCTGGAAGCGCCGAATTAGCGGCTAAGGCTAAATCTGTACCACGTTATACCTTGGTAGGGTTCATTGTGGCTTTATTGTTTAAGAGGGTTTCAGCATGAGCGCGGCTATAGATTTAATTCTAATTCGTTCGGCAATTTGTGGGGCACCAATTAAGCCACTTAAAAACGTGAAGCGCCAAGCATGGAAGCAATCGCCGCTTGGTCAAACACACGCCCCTGCCAAGGTGTTGAAGGATGCCCGAAACGGTAGACGCATATCATTGGCACAAGCGCGGCAAATTTTGGCTAAATATGAAAGGGGCAATCAATGAGCAAATTGTCTGTCTATTTTTCTGAATTGTACGGTGATGAAGTAAAGTCGAAGCACGTTAAATCGTTTGGCGGTTGGGTTTTTCACTTTCGCGAAGATTGGCCGAATGAAGCGGATTGCTACAAATTGGATGGGGGGTGCTTTTGTGAATGTTGGGATGAAGTCAGGTTTGAGGTCAGCCCATTTGGAACGAGAGATAAAAGCATCTTGACCGAGACGGTTGCAAAGCTTGATAGGGAATATAACGAATATTTAACAGAAATAGGGGTCAATGAATGAGCACACTAATCAAGTTATGCAGCATCGGACAAGGCGCAGAGATTGCGGGTGATGATCAACTAGCGCGAGCAATTGAGACGGTAGCCTTTTTGATTTGTGATCGCCGCTATGGTCCCGATTTTTGGGAGGAACATTCCGTGGAGTGCCTCGGATCAAAAGCCGATCCTGTTGAATGTTGGGAAAATCTGATTCAGAAACTCGCGCCCATTGAGAGCGAATATCAAGACGCACTAAGCAATGGTGAACAATCACGCATATTTAAGGGGGTTGGACAATGAGAGTATTAATAGCCTATGAAAGAAGCGGTAAAGTGCGTCAGGCGTTCCGCGATCTAGGCCATGACGCATGGTCAAACGATATAGTACCGGCCGATGACGGCAACGATAAGCACTTAGAGATGGATGCCAAGCAAGCAATCACCGCGAAACGGTGGGATTTGATTATAATGCATTGCCCATGTACTGCGCTCGCGGTATCGGGTAATGCGTGGTACGGGATAGGAAAGCCCAAGCATAGAGAGCGCTTAGAAGCGATAGATTACACGCTCGGAATGCTTGAATATGCCAAGCAATACGCGCCAAGGGTAGCGTTAGAGAACCCCGTAGGAGTTCTATCGCAACGCCTGAAACCGTCGCAATATATTCAGCCTTATCAATTCGGGCATCCCGAAAGCAAGAAAACCGGATTTTGGTTGCATGGCTTGCCGTTACTTACCGCAACGCATGACGTTAAAGCCGATTACGATGCGCTACCGAAAGCGCAAGCGCAGCGCTTACACTATCTCTCACCGTCCGCAGATCGCGCTAGGATACGCTCAGAGACATTCTCGGGCATAGCTGAAGCAATGGCGCAACAATGGGGGCAAGCATGAAGCATAAGCAATTTGGCGTTGAAAACGCCGACGATTGGCCGCTCATCGACGCGGTTATTTGGTCAAGTATGATGATTGGTTTGGTGTTTATGCTCGCGCTCATGCTCTAATCTAGCCGCCAAAACCAGCAGAGAAACCGGCCACGCGTCGGTTTTTTTGTGCCTGTCGTTTGCTCACCCACTATCTAAACATGAGATAAATTCATACCCTCCCGCCTATAAATTAGCCTCACGCTATAATCAGGCCGAAATCGCACGATCCGCCAGGAAATAAATATAATAAAATCAAGGCTTTACAGGTGCTTGGGTCCTCTCCGATCGGCTGCTCGCGGGGATTTCGCGAC